GTACCCGAGCATCCCAAGGAATGGTGGATGAGGCGTGATGCTGAGTTTTTCAAGAATGCCGATGTGATGGCAGTGGCTGCCCTTACGGGTTGGCAAGACAGTCCCGGCGTTGCTGAAGAGATAGGATGGGCCGTCACCAGCAGTAAGCCTGTCTACATTCTAGAATTGGAGGGTGAGTGGTTTGACAAAACGACAACAGCAGGTTCTGAGCTTCGTGAGAAAATTCTGGGAGAAAAATAACCACTCGCCTTCGTACAGGGAGATAGCAAATGGGATGGGAACGCATCCATCTAATGCTTACAGAATTATACGTTCGCTCACAGACGATGGATTTCTCTATACCCCTCCGGGTCGTGCGAGGAGTATTTACCCGCCTGAAGTCTGGGCATCGTTAAGGGGCAAGTCTTGAGGCCCCTCTATCAGACAGATAATGATGCAAAGCATGAGGTCAAAGTTGTTGACGCCTTTCACAAACAGTTTGTTGTTTGGACGGTGGACGATAAAAGCACAGGCGAAGACGGCAAGCGTGAAAAGGGTCATGTACTATTTGATCAGACAGGGAAGACTGTTTCATATGATTTTGTAATGAAGAAGCCCCTTTTCGTGAGGCTTGATTCAGGAGGCGTTATTCGTGTGCCGGATAGCGAACCTCTTGCACTTGTCGAAGTCAAAAAAAGAAAGCCGCGATACGGTGATTATGCGACCTACAAGCTCTCGAAGATGAAGTGCGATGCTCTGATCAATCTTTCAGAGAAAAAGAATGTACCCGCATTTCTTGTAGTTGGATGGCAAGACAGGGCTGGGTGGATGTATATAAACGCTCCCAAAAGTTCCCCTGCCTACGAAAAGTATTGGCTCAGTGATGATCGTGCAGAAAAAAAGAGCTTGAAGAGCCTGATCTCCAGCGGAGAGGTGAGCACCGAAGCATGGGGGCGATACGACCGCAACGACCCTCAGGACATTGAACTCGCATACGAATGGTCTAATTCAAATTTTGTGACGTTCAACTACTGATGTCTTCTTGGGTTCTTTAGCATTGAATTATATCGACCTTCATATATTATATGATCGTTCCATCTTTATGGTGGGCCGGTGCCGGGGTGCCCGATACCCGTGCAAGTTCCCCTTTACGCACCGGGAAAGGGCGCTTCTTGCGTCCTTTCCTTTTTGAGGAGCGTAGTAGATGGATGCACAGCTTCAAAACTATCTTAGTCAGGTTTCTTCACTACCGCATGAAGAACAGGCAGAGATACTTCGCCTGTTGCAGGATTTAGACTCAGCGACAAAACGCGAGTCCGCACAAAACGAGTATCTAAAATTTGTTCGACAGATGTGGCCTGCCTTTATTGGTGGCAGCCATCATGAGATTATGGCTAAAGCATTTGAGCGTGTTTGTAATGGCGAACTAAAACGCCTGATCATCAACATGCCTCCCCGACATACCAAATCTGAATTTGCCAGCTATCTGCTTCCGGCATGGTTCTTGGGCAGATACCCCGAGAAGAAAGTTATTCAAACTGCCCACACAGCAGAACTCGCTGTTGGCTTTGGCCGAAAAGTCCGAAACCTCGTGGGCGACGATGACTTCAAGTCAGTCTTCAAGGATGTCGCTCTGCGTCAGGATTCAAAGGCGGCGGGTCGTTGGAACACCAACAAAGGGGGAGAGTACTTCGCTATTGGTGTTGGTGGTGCTGTGACTGGTAAAGGCGCTGATCTTCTAATCATCGACGATCCGCACAGTGAACAAGAAGCGAGATCGCCTGATGCTTCTGTGTTTGACCCTGTGTACGAGTGGTACACATCAGGACCTCGCCAGCGATTACAGCCGGGTGGCGCAATCGTAATTGTTATGACCCGATGGCACCAAAGAGATTTGGCTGGTCAGATACTAAAAGCATCCCAGCAAAGAGACGGCAGTGATGAGTGGGAGGTCATTCAGCTTCCCGCAATCATGCCATCTGGTAATCCTCTTTGGCCTGAGTTTTGGTCTAAGGAAGAATTAGAAAAGCTGAAAGCGGAACTTCCTTCTTCCAAGTGGTCTGCCCAGTACCAGCAAGACCCGACTGCGGAAGAGAACGCGATCATCAAGAGAGAATGGTGGAGGCCTTGGGAGCATAAGAATCCACCTAATTGTGAGTTTGTAATCCAGTCTTGGGACACGGCTTTTCTCAAACACGAACGCGCTGACTATTCAGCATGTACTACGTGGGGTGTTTTTTACGATGAGGATGATGGCGCTAACATTATTCTTTTAGACGCCTTCAAAGAAAGAATGGAGTTCCCGGAACTTAAAAGCGTAGCGTATAAGATGTACAACGAGTGGGAGCCTGACGCCTGTATCGTAGAGGCAAAAGCAGCGGGTACTCCTCTGATATTCGAGTTACGCCAAATGGGTATGCCCATTGGTGAGTTCACTCCCTCGCGTGGCAATGATAAGATTGCACGAGTAAACGCAGTAAGTGATCTTTTTGCATCTGGCGTGGTTTGGACACCTCAAACTTCTTGGGCCGAAGAAGTGATCGAAGAGTTTGCTGCTTTCCCGGTGGGCGCTCATGATGACTTGGTTGATAGCAGCACTCAGGCTTTATTGAGGTTTAGGCAGGGGGGCTTTGTCCGAGTAGACTCCGATGAAGACGACGAGTTCATCCCGCGCATGAAGGCAGATTACTATTGAGCAATAAATCTGCCTTAACTAGTATTGATCCCTAAAGGATAAATTTATGGCTATTGAAAAAAAACTTGAAGAGAGCGAAATCGAATTAATGGACCCTGACACCAACGCTCAAGAAGTTGAGGTTGCGATTGTCAATCCTGAAGCAGTTGCCATTTCCACCGAAGAGGGTGGCGTAATTATTGATTTCGATCCTCAGACTGAAGACATACTACCGCAGGATCACGATTCTAACCTCGCAGAGCACATGGAGGAAGACGAGCTTCGGTCACTTGCCTCTAATCTTATTGGAGATTTTGAATCTGACAAAGACTCGCGTTCTGATTGGGCGAAAACATATGTCGAGGGGTTAGACCTACTCGGTTTGAACATTGATGACAGGACAACACCTTGGCCGGGTGCTTGTGGTGTGTATCATCCAATTCTTACTGAAGCGATTGTGCGCTTTCAGTCTCAGGCGATTATGGAAGTGTTTCCAGCCTCAGGTCCGGTAAAAACAAAAATTCTCGGCAAGATGACCGATGAGAAAGAAAAACAGTCCCATCGAGTGCGGGACTACATGAATTTTCTTTTGACAGACAAAATGACTGAGTACAGGCCAGAGATGGAGCAGTTACTCTTCAGCCTCCCTCTAGCCGGTTCTGCGTTCAAAAAAGTTTATTACGATGCTTCTATGGGGCGCATATGTACGTCTTTCGTTCCCGCAGAAGATTTTGTTGTTAGCTACGGGGCGTCTGATCTTCTGACCGCAGAGCGGTACACGCACATCATGCGGAAGACATCAAACGAGATCAGGAAGTTGCAGGTAGCGGGTCTTTACCGCGAGATGAAGATTGGCAACGCTCCTGACTTTGATACTGACATTCAGGAAAAGTACGACGAGCTAGAGGGAGAAAGCTCAACAGGAAGCTCAGATACCCGTCATCAGGTTCTTGAAATTCATGTCGATCTTGACCTTTCGGGGTATGAGGATGTTGGGGAAGATGGAGAACCAACTGAAATCGCGCTTCCTTACGTTGTAACTATTCTTCGATCAAATAATGAAATCCTGTCCATTCGCCGCAACTGGTACGAGGATGACGAGCAGAAAACCAAGCGTATGCACTTTGTGCATTATCAGTATATGCCGGGTCTTGGGTTCTACGGCTTTGGTCTAATCCATTTAATTGGAGGTATCGCAAAAAGTGCAACATCTCTCATGCGTCAGCTTATTGACGCTGGTACTCTTGCAAACCTTCCGGGCGGCCTGAAGTCTCGCGGACTCAGAATCAAAGGCGACGATACGCCAATTATGCCGGGTGAGTTCCGTGACGTTGACGTTCCCGGCGGTGCCATTAAGGACAACATAACTTTCCTTCCGTACAAAGAACCCAGTAATGTCCTGCACCAGATGCTTGGTGAGCTTGTCGAAGAGGGTCGCCGTTTCGCATCTCTGACCGATCTAAAGCTGGCAGACATGAAGCAAGATGCTCCTGTCGGAACAACGCTTGCTCTTATTGAGCGGTCAATGAAAGTTATGACTGCAATTCAGGCCCGACTTCATGCTTCTATGAAGCGTGAGTTTGTGCTCATTTCTGATCTTGTTCATGACTTTGGGGCAGACCAGAACTATGAGTACGAGTCAGATGATGACGTAGTTAAAGCGGAGGATTTTGACGGTAGGTTGGACATTATTCCTGTCAGCGATCCCAACGCATCCACCATGAGCCAGAGGATTATGCAGTATCAGGCTGCGTTGCAGCTATCTCAGCAAGCGCCACAGATGTATGATCTTCCTGAGCTTCATCGCCAGATGCTTGATGTGTTGGGCATCCAAGACGCGGATTCAATTATTCCCTTGTCCGAGGATGCTACCCCGCGTGATCCAGTCTCTGAGAATATGGACGTATTGAACGGCAAACCACTTAAAGCGTTCTCTTATCAAGATCACGATTCTCATATTCAAATTCATATGAATGCAATTCAAGACCCGAAGATACAACAGCTTGTTGGTCAAAGCCCTATGGCGGGAACGATACAGGCAGCTATGGCAGCCCACATTCAAGAGCATCTCGGCTACAAGTATCGCAGAGAAATCGAGAAAGAGCTTGGTGTAGAATTGCCGCCTGAGAACGAGCCGCTTCCAGAGGATGTTGAAGTCAAGTTGTCTCGTCTTGTGGCTGAAGCGTCTGATCGACTGTTCCGCAAAGATGTTATGGAAGAGCAAATGCGAGAGAATCAGGAAAAACTTAATGATCCTGTATTCCAGTTGCAGCAGCAAGAGCTTCAGCTTGAAGCGGCTGATCTTGAGCGTAAGGCTCAGACCGATACAGCCCGGATGGTAGCTAAGATGAAAGAAGCTCAGATGCGTCAGGAGACGGAGCTTATCAGAATCAAGTCTCAAGAAAGAATGGAAGGTGCGCGTTTAGGCGTTCAAATAGCGCAAGAATCTCTTGAGTCTCAGCAGCGTAAGGAAGACGCCAGCAAAAAACAGGTTCTGGATACTGCAAAAATTCTTGCTGATGTCGGAAAAAACTTGATGGGGCCGAATAATAGCAATACAAATAACTCAGGTTAAAAATAACCTGAGGGTGCGAATTGGCGATCATTGAAAATGTTTATGAGGTTTTTCAAAAAAACCTTAGGTCTTCGATGAATGAGAAGGCCGACTTCTTGGCTACCGGTGGTGCGCGTAGCTTTGAAGAGTACCACAAGATTGTGGGCGTAATAGAGGGACTTGCCTTGGCAGAGAGAGAGCTTCTTGATCTGTTTGAGGCCTTGCGTAAAGGAGAAGAAGATGAGTAAAGAAAAAGTTGTAGAACTGGACGAGGCCCGAAAAGCAAAGGCTTTGCCAGAGCCTGTTGGCTACAGAATTTTAATTGCGATACCAGAAAAAGAACAGAAAACCGAAGGCGGTGTTTTGTTGCCTGAAGATACGCGAAAGCGTGAAGAGGCAGCAAGCATGGTCGGGATGGTTTTGAAAATAGGGCCTGACGCTTATAAAGATACCGAAAGGTTTCCGAACGGCCCTTGGTGCAAGGAGGGTGACTTTATTCTCATGCGCTCTTACTCAGGAACACGAATAGAAATTCATGGGCAAGAGTTCAGAGTTATAAATGATGACTCCGTTGAGGCTGTTGTTGAAGACCCAAGGGGGATCAAAAAGGTATGAGCGATCAAAATTTAGCGGAAGACCAAGTCGAGCAGTTAGAGGTTGATTTAGATATCGACCCAGATGCCGTTGAGGTCGAAGTAGTAGACGACACTCCTGAAGTGGATCGGAATCGTCCAGTCAGGGCGGATGGCTCTGAAGAATCTGAAGAAGGTGATTTGGAAGAGGGTCAACTTAGTCAACGTATTCAAAAGCGTATTGGAAAGTTGCGCTATGAGTACAATGAAGAGCGGCGAGAAAAAGAACGCTTCCAGAGAGAAAACAGTGAAGCCGTTAACTACGCCAAACAAATTCAAAGCGAAAATGAGTCGTTAAAAAATCAACACTCTGAGTTAAGGCGTCTCCTGTATGATCAGGTCGCGGCCAAGACCGACAGTGAGATTGAAGGTGCTAAACGGCAATATCGAGAGGCTTATGAGACGGGGGACACGGATGCCGTTGTCACCGCCCAGTCTGAACTGAGCAGACTTCATGCAGAGAGGGTTCGCTATTCTTCTGAAGCAGATGCTTTTCAGCAGCCTGTCCCGTCTGAGGCTCAACAACAGCCACAGCCAGCACAGCAGATTCAACCTCCTGATCCTATGGCAGTTGATTGGTTAAAGAGAAATGCATGGTTTCAACAGCCCGGTCACGAGGAGATGACTGGTTTTGCTGTTGGGCTGCATGAGAAGCTCGTTAAACAGGGGGTAGACCCTCGTAACAATCCGGGCTATTATGAACAGATAGATTCTGCCCTACAGGGGCAGTTTTCGGAATTCTTCGGGGAAGGCAGTACTCCTGCTAGTGAAACTCCGACTTCTCGAAGAACTCCGGTGGTCGCGCCGACTAAAAGGGGGTCAGGTGCATCGCCGCGCAAAGTGGAGTTGACTAGCACCCAAGTTTCTCTCGCTAAGAAATTGGGTATATCGCCTCAACAGTACGCGGTACAGCTTATGAAGGAGATGAGTAATGGCTGACGTTAGAGGAACAGAGCGCAAACCAAGACAGGCACAGGCCCGCGAAACACAGGTGCGTGATAAAGCGTGGGAACCGCCGCAAGTTCTACCTGATCCCGAGCCGCAGGAAGGCTTCGTCTTTCGGTGGATTAGGACAGCAACTCTTGGAAACGCCGATAACGTGAATACGTCGAAGCGGTTTCGAGAGGGATGGGAGCCTGTAAAGTCAGAAGATCATCCCGAATTGATGCTACAGTCTGACCACGATAGTAAGTGGGGCGGTTCTGGAAACATCGAAGTGGGGGGTTTGCTACTTTGCAAGACTACCATCGACAATGTAGACGCACGTAATGAGTATTACGCGCAAGCGGCAGCTAGGCAGGTTGAGTCTGTTGACAATAACTATATGCGCGAGAGTGATCCTCGAATGCCAAAGCTGAACGAATCTTCTAGTAGAGTTTCTTTTGGTAGTGGCAGGAAACCGGATTGATCTTTTTGGTTTAATCTTTGTCTTCTTTGGAAGGAGAACACGGTATGGCTACCACTGCTACACCACATGGTTTTCGTCCTGTCGGCTTACTTGGAGGTGGCACTTGGTCTGATGCAATTCGCCACATCAAAATTGCCAGCAACTACGGAACCGCCATCTTCTATGGGGACGTTGTCAAGCTCGTTAGCTCCGGTACTGTTGAAAAGGACACCGGAACGACTGCGATGACGCCTTGTGGAATCTTTGTTGGAGTTCGTTACACGGACCCCAGCACGAGCCAACTCACCTTTGCACAGCACTATCCTGCTAATACTGTGGCTGATGACATCATGGCTTATGTCTGTGATGATCCGAATGTCGTATTTCAGGCTCAGGCTGATGAGGCGATTGCTCAGACTGGACTCGGCAATAATGTTGCTGTCGTACAGACTGCTGGCTCGACTGCGATTGGAACGAGTAGGAATGCTATTGACGGCGGCAGTATCGCGGTCACTAAAACTCTTCCAGTCCGTATCATCGATTTTGTCGATGGTCCGAACTCTTCCGTTGGTGACGCCTTTACGGATGTCATTTGTAAGTTCAACTCGGGTGGTGATGCGACCGGCGATAGCTGTGCGTCTCACCAGTACCAAGACACGACAGGAATCTAAGCTATGGCTATTTCAAGAGCACAAATGCTTAAAGAACTCCTGCCGGGGCTTAACGCTCTTTTCGGTCTGGAGTACGCAAAATACGAGGACGAGCATACTGAAGTCTATGACACCGAGTCTTCGGATCGTAGCTTCGAGGAAGAGGTCGCACTTTCCGGCTTCGACGCTGCCCCTGTTAAAAACGAGGGTGCTTCGATCTCGTATGATGTCGCACAGGAGTCGTTTACGGCTAGGTATAACCATGAAACCATTGCGATGGGCTTTTCGATCACGGAAGAAGCCATTGAGGATAACCTCTATGACTCACTTTCTGCTCGTTATACCAAAGCTCTCGCACGGGCAATGGCTTACACCAAGCAGGTAAAGGCTGCCGCGCCTTTGAATGACGGATTCAACACCTACCAGTCTGGTGATGGAGTTACGTTGTTCAGCACTGCTCACCCGCTTGTGAGTGGAGGCACCAACTCTAACCGTCCAGCAACAGCTTCTGACCTTAACGAGACCTCCCTTGAGGCTTCTGTTATTCAGATTGCTAAGTGGACAGACCAACGTGGTCTGCTTATTGCGGCTCGTCCGCGTAAGCTGGTTGTGCCGCCTGACCTCATGTTCGTTGCTACTCGCATTCTGGAAACAGATCAGCGGGTTGGTACTGCGGACAATGATGTCAACGCGATCCGCAACAACGGAACGATCCCTGAGGGTTATTCTGTTAACCACTATCTCACGGACACCAATGCTTGGTTCCTCTGCACTGATGTGCCGAACGGAATGAAGCACTTTGAACGTGCTCCGATGACGACTGGTATGGACGGAGACTTCCAGACGGGTAACGTGCGCTACAAAGCGCGTGAGCGTTATTCTTTCGGTGTTTCCGATCCCTTGGGTATCTTCGGTTCTCCCGGAGCATCCTAATCGTGGGGGGGAGAGAATGATCTCTCCCCCCTTTATTTTGTCCATGATGGCGCTTCGGCGTTGGTTCTAAGGAGGAACTGTTATGGCGACTACTCATTTTACAAACGGCGTTTCCAACCAGACGGTTGGCAATCCCCTCTACGACTATCCGTATCTCGATCCCTTTAAGTTTTATTCGTATGTGAATGACTTCTTCACGTATCATGCTGATGAGTGGACTATTACAACCACTGAAGCTGGTACCGGAAGTGCGACTGAAGCTCTCACTTCACAAGCCGGTGGTGCTCTTCTTATCACAAACGCGGCTGGCGATAACGATCTCGATTTCTTTAATTTGAAAGGCGAGGCGTTTAAGTTCGTTTCCACGAAGCGCATGTTCTTTAAGGCGAAGTTCAAAGTGAATGACGCTACCCAGTCTGACGTTGTTATGGGTCTCACGATCACTGACACCACGCCGCTTGATACGACTGACGGAATCTTCTTTCAAAAAGATGATGGCGATGCCAACATCGATTTCCACATTGAGAAGAACAACTCCGCCACTTCAAACACTGCGATTGGCACTCTTGTTGATGACACGTTCATTACCGTTGCATTTGCTTACGAACCAAGTGGCAATTCAGGCTCTGGCTCGTTCAGTATCTTTATGGACGATGCGAAAGTTGGAGAACAAACCACTCTTACGAATGTCCCTGACGATGAAGAATTGACCATCGCATTCGGCATTCAGAATGGTGCAGCCGCAGCAAAAACCATGACCCTTGACTTCATTATTTGTGCAGTCGAACGGTAATTTAAGGACTGGGAGGGGTTCGCCCCTCCCCACCTTTGGGAGATTGATATGGCGGATGCAGTAAATGTAACCACCATAGAGGACGGAGAGCGTCAACTTGTTGTTCAGTTAACAAACCTTTCTGACTCTACTGGTGAGAGCAAAGTAACAAAGATTGATGTGTCAGCGTTAAATTCAAGCGCAACTGGAGCGGCTTGTAACGAGGTACGCATTCAAGAGATATGGGCGCAAGTCCACGGCTTTGACGGAGTTCAGCTTTGGTACGACGCCGATACGGATGTCGTTGCCTTTAACGCTGGGGTTGGTTGGAATTATCAAGATTTCAGCAATATAGGCGGCCTGAAGATGTACGGGACAAATGCTACCGGAGACATTCTCCTTTCTACATTAGGGACGGAAGCATCTGGGGACGCATATGAAATCGTCATCCGGGCAGTTAAGTATTACGCTTAGGGGTAGGGGCTATGGCTTCTAAACCAAAGAAACGGCGCAGTACTGGAATGAAGGGCATGACCATCAAGGGTGGTCATAAGCGGCCCACGAAGTCTGGTGCCGGGATGACCAAGAAGGGCGTTGCTAAATATCGTCGGCAGAACCCCGGCAGCAAGCTAAAGACTGCTGTCACAGGAAAGGTCAAACCGGGCAGCAAAGCCGCGAAGAGACGCAAATCTTTTTGCGCTCGTTCCGCTGGGCAAATGAAGAAGTTTCCTAAAGCAGCCAAAAACCCTAATAGTCGTTTGCGTCAAGCCCGCAAGCGCTGGAAGTGTTGATTAGACATGGCAGTTAAAAAAACCCGAGCAAAAAAGAAGACGAAAAGCCGCGTTAACGAGGCTGGTAACTACACGAAGCCAGCTATGCGAAAGCGTCTTTTTAATTCTATCAAAGCCGGTGGCAAGGGCGGCAAGCCGGGTCAGTGGTCTGCCCGCAAAGCTCAAATGTTGGCGCAACGCTATAAGAAAGCTGGTGGTGGGTACCGAGACTGATGGCTAAGAAAAAGTCTCAGAAGAGCCTTAGTAGTTGGACTAAACAGAAGTGGAGGACAAAGTCTGGTAAGCCTTCCACTCAAGGCTCTAAGGCTACCGGAGAAAGATATTTACCGACTTCAGCGATAAAATCTTTAAGTCCTGAAGAGTACAGAAGGACTTCAGCAGCAAAGCGTCGAGGCATGAAAAAGGGCAAGCAGTACGTGAAGCAGCCTAAAAAGATTGCTAAGAAAACTAGAAAGCACAGATAGTCATGCCTGTTTCTCGTTCTCAGATGCGAAGCCAAATGAAAGGTAACAGGAAGATGCCGTTCTCTAAGTACACGCCAAAGCAAAAGAAACTCGCTAAGGTTGCTCCTCCGAGGAATAAAATTACCGGCGCTGATCTTAAAAAACTTAGCAAGCGCAAAAAGGCAACAAAGAAAAAAAAGAAATGAACACAAGGCATCAGCCCGTCTTTGAAGACTTGAGAAGTTGGTCTCGTGAAGTTCTTGATCTTCCAAACCCTCACCTGTCTGGGTTAAAGGCTTGCCCTTACGCTGAGAGCGCTTGGAAAGGTAAACGAGTCGATGTCTGGGTTGGTGAAGGTCCTGTTGATCTAAAAGCCGCTATAAGAGATTTTGATCCAAAATCTTTTGACATGGCTATTTGGGTTAATTTTAACCTGAGCAGGGTCGATCTTTGGGATAGATGGGTTCAGATATGGAATAAAGAGAACTTTTCCACTGACATCTATCTTATGTTATTTCACCCAGATTTTCCGCCGTCAGAGGAGAGCGAGGCTTTTTTAACGGACAATGATTGGGAGTCTGATTTAGACGAAGATTACATGATGGTCTTCATCCAGCCCTTGAGCACATTAAACAAAGCAAGTCTAGCGCTTGAGGAGATTGGGTATTATAATCATTTTGCAGATCATCTTTATGAAACTCTGGTCTTAGATAGAAGGAGATTAAGTTATGGCAATGGGTCGTAAAAACGGAAACGGTAAAAAGAAAATGATGATGCGCGGTGGCACCAAGAAAAAAATGATGATGCGCGGTGGCACTAAAAAGAAAATGATGATGCGCGGCGGCAGCAAGACAAGGAAGAAGAAGTAACTAAATGGCGACTAGCGGGACATCAGATTTTACTCTGGATATCATTGATATCTGCGAGGAGGCTTATGAACGGGCCGGTCTTGAGATGCGTGGAGGATACGATCTCAAGACGGCTCGTCGTAGTCTTGATCTTATGTCTTTGGAGTGGATAAACCGTGGACTCAATCTGTGGACCATTGAGGAGGGGACCCAAGCCCTCACCGCTGGAACATCCACTTATCCGTTTCCCGCTGGCACCATTGATTTCCTTGAGCATCACATTCGGACAAATGCGGGCGATACAAACACACAGGCAGATACAAGCCTTGTTAGGGTAAGCCCCTCCACCTTTCAGAACATCCCGAATAAGCTCACTCAGGGCAAGCCTCTACAAATTTACATACAGAGAACGACATCTCCTCAATACACTCTATGGCCCGTTCCTGATGATACAGAAACGTACACGGTTGTGTTCCTGAGAGTTAAAAGAATTCAAGATACGGGTACTGCTGGAGCGAATACCTATGATGCCCCGGATCGTTGGTTGCCAGCTTTGACATCTGGATTGGCGTATCACGTAGCAATGAAAAGACCAGAGTCATTTGATCGTGTGGGGCTGTTGAAACAGGTCTATGAAGAGCAGTTTTCCTTGTGCGCGGCTGAGGATAGGGTGAAAGCCGGTGTGCAGTTAATACCGGGAGGATATTCTTACTAATGTCTTCTTTTGCAGCAGGAAAATATGCCCTCGGGATTTGTGACAGGAGCGGCTTCACGTACAAGCTGAAAGACCTTGTTTTTGAGGTCCAAGACGGAAAGCGGACTGGGCTTAGGGTAGGTAAGGACATGCTTGACCCTGACCATCCCCAAAACTTTCTTGGCAGATATCCTGTCGATGACCCTCAAGCATTGCTTGGGGCGAGGCCCGACAATAGAACTGACTCCTCTTCTAATGCCTCGGCTAACTGGAACCCGGTAGGAGACAGGAATAGCTTGGAACCTCTTTACGGCTTTTCAACACAAACAAGCCTACAGGCTTCGGGGCAAGTTGGAAGCGTTACAGTTTCGGTGTCTTAGGGGTCGTTATGAATTACTCAGAATTAAAAACAGCGCTGCAAGATTACACGCAAACGTCAGAAACTTCCTTCGTTACCAATATAGACACGTTTATTGGTCAAGCCGAAACACGCATCTTCTTTGATATTGACCTGCCAAATTTTAGAAAGGCAGCGACAGGGACGACCAGTGACGGCTCGACATACTTGTCCAAGCCCAGTGATCTTTTTTCTGTCCTGTCATTAGCTCGTATCTCATCCGGTAACGAATATACATATTTGCTGCCCAAAGATGTTTCTTTTATCAGAGAGGCTTACCCGGATACTGACGTAAAAGGCGCTCCAGAGCATTACGCTCATTTTGATGATTCGTTTTTTATTTTGGGTCCAGTGCCGGACTCTGCCTACACGATACAGATCAATTACAAATCTCGTCCCACACAATTGTCTTCTACAAACACAACAACTTGGTTGAGTACGAATGCTGAGGCCGCTCTCTTGTATGCCTGTCTTGTTGAGGCTTACACATACTTGAAAGGGGAGCAGGACATCATGACGTTCTATGATACTCGCTACAAAGAGGCCTTGTCCTCCCTTGCAAGGTATTCGCTGCAAGATGTTAATTCTGATAATTATCGGAATGGTGTTAGGAGGTCCGCATGATATCTGAGGCCCTTTCCACTGGCGATGTTCCCTCTGTTTTTGTAGAGACAAGTAGCAATGGAGGTCTTTCTTCTGAGCAGCTTGCAAGGCTTTGCAGCCGTAAGCTCATATATGTCAGTGACAATGCTCCGCCAGAAATAAGAGAACAGGCTAGAGCGTATAAGTTAAGTGTCGAAAGTCTTGTTTTGGGTTATATTAAAGAAGCTATGCGCTCTGAGAGGGATCGTTGTGTACAGATCGCTTTAACGGGCGGGTATAACGATCTCGCTGATTTATTAAGGAGGGCATGATGGCCTTTAGCGGTAATTTTATGTGTACGTCTTTCAAGAAAGAGCTTTTGGAAGGCGTTCATAATTTCAAAAACAGTGGCGGTAACACGTTCAATCTGGCTTTGTATACGAACTCTGCGTCTTTCAACGCTGCAACAACTGCTTACACAAGCTCAAATGAAGTCTCAGGTACAGGATATTCAGCGAAGGGTGGCTCTTTAACGAGAGTGGACCCGACCACAAGTTCGACTACGGCCTTTACGGATTTTGCAGACTTAACATTTGGTTCGTCAAGCATTACCGCCCGTGGTGCCTTGATCTTTAACGACACAGCTTCAGGTGATCCTTCTGTTGTAGTTTTGGATTTTGGTTCGGACAAGTCTAGTTCTTCGGGGGATTTCACAATTCAGTTTCCTACGGCGAACTCCTCCAGCGCGATTATTAGAATCGCTTAGAGGAATCTAGACATGGCTGCTGTTACAGGTTGGGGCCGCAGCACATGGGGCAGCGGTTCTTGGAACGAAGCCTTACCAGTTGAGGCAACAGGGGTTGCCGGAACTGGGGCGGTTGGCTCGGTAACAGTTGCGACTGGTGTCGGTGTTTCTGTAACAGGTCTTGCAGGAACCGGCAGCGTTGGCTCGGTTACTGTGGCCGAAGGCTCTGGGGTTACTGTTTCTGTAACAGGTTCCGAAGGCCAGAGCGCTATTGGTTCGGTCACTGTCGCTGAAGGTAGCGGCTCAACGATTGAGGTCACAGGACTTTCTGCCACGGGTGCGGTGGGGGATGTAAATGTTTGGGATGCAATAGTACCTACTCAAAACGCGGGAAGTTACCCGGCTATAAGTCCCTCTCAGAACGCACAATGGGTAGACGTAGCGGCCTAGAAACAAAATTGTTTCTGTAAATACTTATTAGGCTGCTGTATTATTAGAAAAGCTCGTTTTTTGCGGGCATTGGAGATATGAGCCATGACAACAGCTTACACAAATGACCTTCGTCTTTCAGAGATGGCGACCGGCGAGAATGCTGGTACTTGGGGGTCCACGACGAATACTAATCTTGAGCTTATAGCCGAGGCTTTTGGCTACGGCACTGAGAATATGGCCTCAAATGCAAACACGACGATTACTATGGCAGATGGCGTGGCTGATGCCGTTAGGTCTATCTACCTGAAGATCACATCCACGACCCTAGACGCTACGCGCACCGTCACACTTGCTCCCAATACGATTTCAAAAATATGGATTATTGAGAACGCAACGACTGGAGGCCAGTCGATTACGATCAAGCAAGGTAGCGGCGCTGAGATAACTATTCCCAATGGGGCGAATAAGATTGTCGTAACAGATGGCGCTGGCTCCGGGGCTGCCGTCTTCGATGCTTTAGCAGACATTGATATCGATAGCGGTACCATTGATGGAGTGGTCATTGGAGGTTCTACTCCCGCTGCTGGTAATTTTACTGCAATAGACGCGACCGGTGATATTACTGGGGCCACGTTTACGCCGGATGGTGACACTTCTGCCGGGGACGCCGCCGCTGTAGGTTACACCGCTGCGGAAGGTTTGATCCTTACCGGGCAGGGAAGCACCAACGACGTTACCATTAAGAATGACGCGGACGCTGATGTAATCGAAATCCCTACGGGAACACAAAACGTTACAATGGCCGGTGGGTTGGATGTTGTTGGTGTAGCTACAGCCGCTACTTTTGAACCGGATGGAGATACCGCTGCCGGAGACAACGCCGCGATTGGTTACACTGCTGCCGAAGGGCTTATCCTTACAGGCCAAGGCTCGACCAACGATGTCACAATCAAGAACGATGCTGATGCGGATGTCATTGAGATTCCGACAGGCACCACCAATGTGACGGTTGCTGGGCAGCTTAACGGTGGCACGATTATTCTTGCAGAGACTGACACTGATACGTCAAACACAGGCAGTGTGACGATTGACTTCTCTGCTCACCAAAACTTTGTGCTGACCCTCACGGGTAACGTGACTTTGGCTAACCCATCCACGGAATCGGTAGGTCAATCTGGTGTGTTCGTGTTCATCCAAGACGGAACGGGTTCGCGAACTCTTAGCCTTGGAACGGACTACGAAAGCCCTGCTGGAGGCGGCATTACACTTAGCACCGCAGCAAGTGCGGTTGATGTAGTCCCATACTTCGTCAAGGCGTCAGGTAGTATCCAGCTAGGCGCACCGCAGTTGGCGTTCAGCTAATGACAATGTTCGGCTCACAATGGCTGGCTAACGCTGGAGCGGACTACGAGATAAGTCAGTCTATTCGTTTTAATGACGATGATTCTGCTTTTTTAGCCAGAACGCCTCTCGCCTCTAATCGTAAAACATGGACTTTTTCAGCTTGGGTTAAACGAGCAGACCTTTTTAACGGCTCTGTTCCCCAAATTATTTTGTCGGCTGGTGACGGTGGCAGTAACGATTTCATTATGCAGTTCGGTCAGTCGGACGACACATTGCGAATTTCCGATTATGAGGGTAGCACTCAGAGCAATCTAATTACATCGCAGCGTTTTAGAGATGTTAGTGCTTGGTATCATTTCGCTCTTGTTTACGATACCACGCAAGGAACAGAGGCTAATCGCATCAAACTTTACGTAAACGGCTCACAGGTCACGGCGTTTGGAACTGAAACTTACCCAAGCCAAAACAATGATCTTGTAATTAACTCTGCTATTGCCCACAACATTGGGCGAGGTGCCTATAGCAGCAATGGTTATTTTAGTGGGTACATAGCTGAGATAAATTTTGTAGACGGGACAGCAAAATCTCCAACAGATTTTGGTGAGTATAACGACGATGGTGTGTGGATTCCGAAGAAGTACAGCGGTGCTTACGGAACCAACGGCTACTACCTCACAGGTGCTGATTCTACCGCCCTCGGAGAAGACGTTAGAATCTCTGGAGATCAGGTAATTAGCTATGCCGCATCTCAGTATACTGGTGCGACAGGCAGCTACACTTACAGTAATGGTCGTCTTGAAGCGGACACAGACAACAAGGCGATAAGAACTGCTGATACGTTTACCGGAGACTTTGAATTTTCGTGGCGCTACAACAATATGGCTAACTTTGTCATTGGTGTGTACGAAACCGGCGAAGACGGAACTTTTAGTGACAGTTCATCTGCTGGCAACATGCAAAACATGACTGATAGTTGGTACATACAGACATCATCGGTATCTGCTAACAGAGATATTTTTTATGGCGGGGCTGTTCAGGTAAACGCTACGACAATCGCTGATGGCGACACTTGGAAAATGACCCGTAGCAGCGGGACAATTAAACTTATTCGTAATGGCTCTGATGTCCATACGTTCTCTCAAACAAGCACAAACACTGTTCGTATTGCGATAGCTCAAGGGGATGCCGCAGCCGATCTTGGTCAAGTTGTTTGGGTAGACAATTCAACACTAGGAAATAACTTTTTTAGCAGTGGCCTAGCAGCGGCGGATCAGAAGTCAGATACGCCGACTTTGAACGCATCAACCCTCAATCCATTGTGGGCAGGGGCAGGACTGTCAGATGGCAATCTGGTCGCTACTGCAACTGGCAATTCTTATCAAAGAGCCATAAGCACTTTTGCAATTGACGATGGTGGAAAATATGCTTGTGAGTTTCAAAAATCATCAGGAACATTTGGCCTGATTGGTATTATGCAATTAGGAAATAATACCGTTACGAGCGGCAATTCCAATATGTATGGCTACAATGTAGGAACTGGCGAAATTTTTAAAGGCAATCCTACAGCTAGTGTACTAATTGATCTTGGGGCTGGCGCAGCTAACAGCTTAATGCGTGTTGAATATGATAGTAGTGCCGACACAATTAAGATATTTGATGACGGCGTGGAGATATTTCCCGCTGCCACAGGCGTAAGTAATACGGTTGGCCTGACGGGACAAAACTCGCTCCACTTTGGTTGTGCGCCGTATGGCTCTGGCACAGTTATTACAGCAACTTTCCAAGGCTTGAGCGGCACACCAACGGCAGATTTTAAAGAGTTGACAAGTGCCAACCTTGCCACACCATCAATCAAAGATGGGTCCGAGTATTTTCATCCACAACTTTACACTGGCAACGGCAGCAGCGGCCTAGCTATTACAAACGCCGCAAACGCCGGAGATTTTGAAGCGGACCTTCTCATTCTCGCACCCCGATCTAACGGTGATAATAAAGTCTGGTTTGATGATGTACGAGGCACAACCTCACGGATTTATTCCAATAAAGCTGATCCGGCAGATGTAGATGGCACCGCGCAGCTTACGTTTGAGAGTAACGGATTTGATCTAGACACGACAGATGTAAACTTTAACGGGTCAGGTAGAACCTATGTCGCGTGGCAATGGAAAAAAGGAGCAACCCCCGGTTTTGATATTGTCCAGTACACGGGCAACAAAACCAACCGCACAATTTCGCATTCGTTAGGAGTTGCCCCAGAGTGGATTGTTATTAAAGACTATTCAAATACTGAAAGTTGGAATGTTGGTCACAATTCGATTGGCTGGACAAAAAACCTTTTTCTCAATCTGACTAACGGTGAGGCAAGCAGTTCTACGATTTGGCAAGACACTGCGCCAACAAGTTCTGTTTTCTCAATCGGAACAAGCGACGGTGTAAACAAAGTTGGATCGCACATAGCGTACCTTTGGGCATCGGTTGCTGGATTTTCAAAGTTTGGTTCCTACACAGGAAATGGAAATGTAGACGGGCCTTTTGTTTATACCGGCTTTAAACCCCGTTGGGTTATGATAAAAAGCACTGGAACAGAAAGCTGGCCGATTTTGGACACAGCCCGAGGTAGCGGAAACTTTGGGTCTGCGGCTGGCGCAAATGGTAATAGCCCTACAGCGGGCAACGACATGAACGCAGTTCTTGTTATGAGCACCAACAACGCAGAAGAAGATAACGCTGCTGGATCGCGCCGTGCTTCATATCTGTCTAACGGTTTCAAAGTGAGAACGACTAACAGCGCCATGAATAGTAGTGGTCAAAAATATGTGTTCATGGCCTTCGCAGAGCATCCGTTTGGCGGTGACGGCGCAGCGCCAGCGACAGCAAGATAGGATAAGGTTATGTGGAAATACTCCGGCAGAACTATTAAGGAACACAAAGCGTGGACCGATGACAACGGCATTACGCACCCTAAGAACTGGCACATCTGGTCGCCCAGTGACAAAGCCGCTGCTGGTTTAACTGAGGTAACACCGGAGACGCCGCCGGATAGCCGCCTTTACACATGGGGTTATCAGGCTGATGGTGTGACGATCTCTAAGACAGCGAAAAGTCTGACCGATGTGGGTTTGGTGGATAGCGACGGGAATGCGGTAAACGATGATGATGGCAACCAGATTATGGAACCGGGCGTCCGCTCCCAGCTAAAGGCTGAAGTAAAGGCGCAACAGGCATCTCTTCTGGCTGAGACAGATTGGGCCATCGTTCGTAAGGCTGATAACAATACCGCTGTTCCAGCTAACATCCAGACCTATCGCGATGCGATTCGCACCAAAGCAACTGCAATGGAAAGCGCAATTGACGGTGCGGCAAACACTGATGCTGTAGCGGCGCTGTTTGTTACGTTTGATTCAGAAGGAAATAAGTCTGGTATCCTTTATGATTGGCCGGAGCTTGGCTAATGGCAACTGTTAAGGATGTTGAAGCCAAATTAAACACACACGAAGCAGTGTGTGCGGAGAGGTGGAAAGAGACAATCGAGCGGATTAAACGGCTGGAGCTTATTATGATTAGCGCAGCCGGTGCCGTCATCCTGATGATGGCTGGAATGCTGTGGAAAATGTAGATGTCTGCCCGGTTGATTGCAGCTTTTATACTGGTTGTCGTCTTTGTGGATTTCCTGTTCAGTCTCCCAACCTATGCGGCTGATACAGTAACGTCAGCCACAGTAAGTAGTTCAACAGTAGTTGATAAAACACCACCTACAGCGTCTAGTCCTTCTATAGTCGTTAACAACAACGACATCTGTCAGGTCGGAACCAGCGGTGCTCTGCAAACTGGTCTTTTTGGCGTTTCCGGTGGCACAACGACTCGTGACTTAAACTGCGAGAGAATAAAGCTGGCGCGGTCAGTATTTGGTATGGGGCTGAAAGTCGCGGGCATTAGCATTCTTTGCCAAGAGGTTCGAGTATTTGACGGTCTTTGGATGGCTGGGACACCCTGCCCGTTTATGGGCAAGATTGGGGACGCGGCGAAACAGGAGTGGGTCAAGAATCCAGAACAGGCACCGGAAGGTTCTATTGTGCGATTGCAGGTAAAAGCGGAAACGGCATCTTCGCAGCCTCAACAAGATTCCGAGCACGTTAATTTTCCTGACCAAGAAGAATGGTACGGAGGCGATTGATGCGTTGGCTGATTGCATTTCTGCTTATGTCGTCTTCTGCGTTGGCGGAAACTGTAACGACGACCAATGTCCTTCCTAATATGTCCGCGTTTACGACGAGTGGGTCAACGACATCTGATGGTTCTGCAAGAGGCTGTTCTGCCGGGGAGTTTTGCACAGGTAACGCTACGGCGGGTGGCGGCACTTATACGAGCACGTTTGACGTTCCATTGACCGAGGACGAGGTTCGCAGAGGCTTTACCCTCAACAGCGCGGTTACCGTGGACAGTCATCCTAGCAACGCCACGCTATCCACTTGTACCAGCATCACGCAGGGCGGCGATTGCCGCGATATTTTTAACCTAACGGTAGCGTTGTTTGATGTCACAAATACAGTAGTTGAGAAGTTTGAGCGTCAGGTTGAATTAGATTTTAGTGGTCTTCGCACATTTGATTTCACGGATACCGTTCAAGAAAACAGCTTCAGCATACTTACGGGGGAGTTTGAGCTATTCGGCGTGGATGCCGGGTTTCACTCTGGATTTTTCGGACCTAAATTCTCGCAGCCTTCGCTTACGTTTACGCATGAACAGGTAGTAGAGCAGCAAATTTTAGACCAGATTGTGCAGAACGATGTAATAGCGTCTGCGCCTCCGGTTCAGATTAACGTGCCTCCTCCTCCAGTTGACTTGCCGCCACCGCCAGCAGCGGCCCCAATCGCTGTTGCCGTTGCGCCGCAAGCTCCATCTGCGCCACCTCCCCCTCCAGAGATAGCGCCCATTCAAATTGATCTGCCGCCACCTCCTATGGAACAGCAGCAACAGGAATCACGGGCAGAGGCGACTATTGAAGCTCAAATAGAGCAGGATATAGCGCCTCCCCCTGTAGAACAGCCTCGCGCACGAGAGCCGGAACCTGAGCCGGAACCGGAACCCGAGCAACCGCAGCAGTCTTCTGAACGGGAGCCGGAACCAGAGGGACAGTCAGCAGAAGCGCAGCCAGAGCCTCGACCCTCTGAGACTGAACCAGAACCGGAGCCTTCGGTAGAACCCCCGGCAGAGACTAGAGAGGCGCAAGCTCCTCCAAAGCCCAAGAGCCGACAGGAAAAGGTTAAAGCGGCGGCTGAAAAGGCGGTTGCAAAGATAGCTCCGTCGCAGAGATACTCAGCAGCATCACAAACCACCACTATGGTGGCTATGGGTATGATATCACCTAAGATTGCAGCACCATTAGCATTGGTTGATACACCCGGTTTCTTTACAGGTGCAAAAGTTCCTGATGGGCCTTCTTTGGTAGACAGGATGCAGAATTACACCTTGTTCGGCAAATCAAACGGGTCGCACAACGCTCTCGTAGAGCTTGATTGGAAACGCTGACATGGCTGAAGTTGAATTTGCAGGTGTTAAGTTTAAAGGCGGCAAGATGGTGGCCGTATTTCTTGCGTTATCTACGCTGGTTGGTGGCTTATATGGCGCGTTTGAAGTGTACAAAGACTACGAAAGCATGAAGAAAAAAATAGCCAGCTATTCGGCTCCTGATCTTTCAGGCATACGACAAGAGTTAGCGGTGCAAAACGAAACCGTTGAAGCAGTAAGAAAGGAGATGGCGTCGGTTCGGCTTCGTGTTAGCGAGATACAAGAAATTGCCCGAGATTTAAGGGAAGACCAGCGCAGCGATAGCAGTAAAGTGTACGGGGCTATTAGTGCTGTAGACAGACGTTCTCGCGATGCTGACGCTGATACACGCTCGGCAATGAGGCAAGCAGAGAAGACCCTGCGCGATATAACATCCTCTGCTTCCGATAGATTTGACGGCAAAATCAACAGCGTTGATGCTAAACTCGACGCCTTAGAAGATCGATTAAACAAGACGCTTCAGAGGGCGTTGGACAATCCGTTATTAAAAGGAAAATAAAATGGCTGACGAGAAAGTAGACAACATTCCAGATAAGGAAGCATACCAGATTAATCGCCGACTTATGTGTTGGGCTGCGCTTGCGTTAATGGGTGTTACTGTAGGTTTTGTCCTAATAAATCCATCGTCGTATAGTAATGCTCCAATAGGTCCAATCTTTTATGGGCTATCTGGATTAGTCGCGGTATATTTTGGTGCCACTAGTTTCACTCAAGCAAAGAAGTGATGTTTCACGTGAAACATTTTTAGGTGCTAGATGCTACAGAAATTGACCTTCAAGCCCGGAATAAATAAAGACCTTACCCGATACGCTGGTGAGGGCAGTTGGTTTGACTGTGATAAAGTTAGATTTGTAAATGGACTACCTCAAAAAATGGGTGGTTGGGTTAAAATTAACTCGACAGCATTTTCTGGGGTTTGTCGCTCTCTGTTTAACTGGTCAACTCTTAGCGGCCAAGACTTAATGGGTATAGGAACCTCGAAAAAGTTAATACTTGAAGAGGGTGGCGGAATACATAATGTGACGCCTTTGAGAATATCAAATTTCACCCTTGGCTCTAACCCATTCCAGACCTTAACTTCTGGCACAGGAACTTTGAATGTTACTCATACTGGGCATGGCGCTGCGGTAGGAGACACTGTAATTTTTGCTGCGGCTGCCACTTTTGATGGAATTACGGCTGCTCAAATAAATACTGCTCATGTCATTACGCAAATAATTGACTCAAACAATTATTACATAGTGACAACCGGTTCGTCGTCTTCTGGCTCTACGGCTGGGGGTGGCTCGTCTGTTTTAGCTTCTTACGAAATTACGGTTGGCGCGGCGACGAGTGATTCAGGAGGTCTTGGTTGGGGCGCAGGTCTTTTTGGCGGTACTGTTTCTGGTAAAACAACAACAACGCTCTCTGGTGGTATTAACGATTCAGCCACAACTATTCCTCTGACAAGCGCTACGGGCTTTGACACGGCTTCGACAACGCTATCAGCGATCTTGCAAATCGGTGACGGGGAAATGAGTGTTGCGTCGGTCTCCGGCCTTCCTTGGATTGGTATAGTAAAGATTGGTACTGAGCAGATTAAGTACGAGAACGTAGATACCACTAACAATAAAATTTCTTCTTTAACTCGTGGTTTTAACGGGACAACGGAGGCAGCGCATTCTTCAAGCGCTTCGGTTACTTATGTCGGAACCATCGTGATTGACAACGAGATTATTACATACACTGGCGTCTCGACTAATGACCTGACAAGTGCTGTGCGCGGTCAGCTTGGCACTGATAATGTTGCTCACGATTCCGGTGCAACAGTTGTCGAATCAAACGAGTTTGTTGGTTGGGGTTCGGGGGTGCCGGTGGAGACAGGCACAACCGAGACTATAACCGTTCGTCTATGGCGTCAGGACAACTTTGGTGAAGATTTGTTAGCCAACATTTACGGTGGCGGTATTTATTACTGGGACGCAAGCTCGGGTTTCGGTAACAGGGCAGTGGAGCTTTCTAGTCTTTCCGGTTCCTCCGGTTGCCCTACAGCAGCGCGTGTTATCCTTGTTTCAGACAATGACAGGCATGTTGTTGCCCTTGGCACCACCGATCTATCGAGTGGAGGATTTGATCCTCTTTTAATACGTTGGGGCGATCAGGAGTCCTTAACTCAGTGGACCCCCTCGACGACAAATACAGCCGGTGATCTTAGAATCAATAATGGCTCAGAGATTATTACTGCGCTTGAGAACAGACAAGAAATACTCGTTTGGACAGACAGAAGCCTTCATTCTCTAAGATTTGTAGGCTCACCCTTTATTTTTGGTCAAACCCTTCTTTCTCAAAATGTCACAATTATAGGCCCAAATGCCCATGTGGCAGTCGGGGATACGGCGTTTTGGATGGGTACAAATAATTTCTATGCATACGATGGTCGTGTAACGTCAATACCGTGCTCTGTACGCAATTTTGTTTTCCAAAACATGAATTTCGGTCAACGCAATAAGTTCTTTGCGGGCAGCAATTACGAGTTTGGGGAAGTTATATGGTTCTACGTTTCGAGTGACGCGACAGAAATTGATAAGTACGTCATATACAATTTTGTTGAAAAGGCTTGGTATACAGGTTCTCTTGAAAGAACAGCTTGGATAGATCGAAGCCAGCGAGAGTTTCCGAATGCCGCAAGCTCTGATGGATTCTTGTACTCGCACGATAATGGATTTGATGATGGGAGTCAGAATCCTCCAGCACCCATAACAGCTTTTATAGAAAGTTCTGATTTTGAAATTGGAGACGGGGATAGGCTTCAGTTTGCCTCTAGAGTAATTCCCGATTTGAGCTTTAACGGATCGTCTGCTTCGGCCCCTGCCGCAACCTTTTCTTTTCTCCCGCGTAATTTTCCCGGCCAATCTTTCGGCACATCGTCGTCATCTACGGTAACCGCTAGTCAGACTGTTGATGTAGAGCAGTTTACAGAACAGGCATTTATAAGACTCAGAGGCAGAGAGATGTCGGTTAAAGTGCAGTCAACCGAAGAGGGCGTGTTTTGGCGCTTGGGTGCTCCGCGCATAGATATTCGACCTGATGGGAGAAGATAGTGGCGTCTTCTGTTCAAAGGAGTCAGATACAATCGTTTACCCTGCCTACACCTACGTCTGGGTATTCCACTGAATACATGAACTCTTTGGTTAGAACCTTAGAGATTTTCTTTCAAAGGGAGCAAGAAACAGGTAACATTAGGGGGTCAACGCTTATATTGACATCTCTGCCGACTGAAGTTGCAGACCTTAGGGTCGGTGATGTTTATGTTGATGAGGACGGCTTTTTGAAAGTCGCCCGGTCTGAAGACAATTTTACTTCCGCCTTGGCGGGTGCTGTTGGCTCGGTAACGGTAAGTACTTCTTAGGAGTTTTTTGATGGCTGTCATATATCCTCAAGTCGATCAAGCATCTAATCCGCCAATTACCATCACCTCTCAGAAAATGGTGGGGACCACGCCTGACGGCTCAGAGTACACCCGTGCTGGGCTTGAAAGTTTTTTTGATGCTGCCGAAAAACAAGGCGGCATCGGGGGAACTCTTTTGAGTATGCCCTCGGTCCAACAACAAATGACAGATCAAATTTTTGGTCCCGAAGAATTAGTAGAATACAACCCCACCCCCCGCGTCCCCATTACGCCACCATCAAGCTATGAGCCGGGAATGGACCCGATGTTCAATTACTTTGAGGGGCAGAAAGCGCCAGATGCGGTTTTAATGGAAGGTGGCGGCCTTGTGGGTGAGGCCAAGCGCGTACAGCAGCAGGGTCGTAACGGCGACAGTATGCTCGTTCACATGAATCCTGATGAATTTAACGCTATGACAGCCATCGGCGGTCTTGGCGGCTT